ATTGATAATAATAGTTCCGAACTTGATAACTATCATAGTCCTCCTATAAATGGTCAACATGGTGGTAAAAGAAAAAAATCCAAAGGCAATACTAAGAAGGTAAAACATAACACAACCAAGAATAAACATAAACGTTTGAATGGAAACAAAAAGAAACAAACGCAAAAAAGAAGAAGTAGAAAAGGAAAAAAGGTCAATCGTAAAAAATAAATAGTAACAATCCCCCATCCTATTTTTACGAATATTAGATGGAATGTTCAACCATTATTGAATGAATAATTCTCTTAACATTTTTCATAATTATATTTCCATAATATATAACATATTATAGCAATGACAACAAGAATAGAATGGAATGACTCGATCGAAAAGTCTCTTGATATCATGAGACAAAACGTTTCAAAATTAAGCGATCTTTCGAACGAGCAATATCTTGCGTTCAAAAAGAGAGCAGAATATATGAACTTACCTTTAGCGATTTTAAGTGGTGCAAATGCCGGAGCCATTTTTTTCCTAGAAGGTTATGGCTTCGGTCATTATGTCAATATTGGTTGTGGAGCGGCTTCGTTAGTAATAGCCGGTGTTTTATCCTACGACTGGTGTTCAGGTACTTACAAGAAAATGGGTGCTAAATTAGCATTTCATCGTGATTGTGAAAATTTAAGCAATCAAATTAAAACTGTACTAAATATGGATCGATCCGAGAGAAAAATGGATGGAACCAAGTTTTTGCAGCAAAAATTCGAGGAATACAAAGAATTGGTTACCGGACATTCTTTAATTGAATCCGTCAATGGTAATATTCAATTAGCAAACGATTCCATAGTAGAACAAGTAGAAGATATGCAAGAATATTTATACGATCATTGGAATATTATTTACCGTCCTACATTAAGGCGCTTTAAAAAGAAAAATACCGAATTGTTGAACACGGTTAAAAGTGCCGGAGAAAGTGTGAAAACCATTATTGAACCAGTAGTAGATACCGCAGAAGCAAATTGCAGTTGGTTTAATAAAAAGACGAATTTATTGTGGAAAATGGTAGGTTCCGAAAAAGAGGAAGAAACGAAAGAAACCGAAAATGTGGAGCTTGGTGATATTTACAAGAATGTAAATAACAATACGAATAACAATAATCCAGCTACTTCTAGTGGATTAAATATGAAAAATTTCAACATGAACTTTGTTGGTAAGCGCTAGGCAGGGGGAACGTAGTTCCCCCTAACCCCCTCCTGGGGGAACGTAGTTCCCCCTACCCCTGGGGGATTCATCCCCCATACCCCCTCTATGGGGGTGAATTATTCTTTATTACATACTTTAGGTAGAACCTAATTGTTCCACCTAAATTGAATATATTTATTTTACAGTATTATTGGAAGGGGGGTATGGGGGATATAATCCCCCAGGAGGGGGGTAGGGGGAACGTAGTTCCCCCTGAAGGGGATGAAATCCCCCTTATAAGCCACGAACTTGATTGAATTTTATCACCAAATCCATCACGCAATTCAATATTACGTTTTAAACATATTGGTCCTTCTGGAATAGTATTGTTATTTTTCGCCAAGGAACGCCGTTTTTTCTGCTCGACGAATAAACCATTCACGAGCAACGGTTTTCAAGTTTTGACTCATTATATTCCATAACATTGGTGGTTTTTCTTTCCCTAAATGATGATTGTAAAATGAAAAGGAGGACACATAGGACACGACTATTGTACTGATCAAAATGGTGTTGATGAAATAATACATGATTATATTTTTACAGTAAATAAAAATATAAGTTTATATGACTTTTGTATTTTTACTTTTACGATGGAGAGAAAAAAATAGGATAAACCGAATATGTATGGAATATATACAGTAGAAAACACGATGAAAATATACATGCCGAAATCAAACCCATCTCCACGTATTTATTTTAATAAAAACGCCCCTATTACTGACGAAGTAGTGCGAAAAATTTTGAATCATTACAAATGAAAAATATGATTTGGAAAAAAATGAAAAAATAGATATGAATATATTTTTTGTCTATTTACTATGCTAGTAATGAACCTGCCTTTAGTGAATTTGTACAATATGCTTTTTTGGACACCATTGTATTGGGGATACTCATTATTTATACCCTTGTATTATTCTACAGTACAGACCAACCAGTTGCATGGTATGCAAACGTTGTCATTAGGGTTATCTTCCGTTGCAATGTGACAAATTGTAACCATTGGTTATTATGTCATCTACAATAAGTATTACTGGAAAAAATATTGTATATGTGCATTTGAACAATTGCTCTATCACCCAGAAGGATTGGCTTTAATGGGCGTATATTTAGCACTATATTGGGCTTCTGGGTATATGCCGTCGTCTTATTATACAACAAATGGTGGTATATATTGGAATCATGTATTGGGTCAATTATTACTACAAGACTTTTTGCAATTTGTGGTTCATTATATAGAACATAAGAATTCGTATTTGTACAGGAAGCTCCATCAATCGCATCATCGTTATATTCATCCTACACTATTAGATGCTTTTAGTGGATCGTATCAAGATAGTATTTGTATGATAATTGTTCCATTGTTTGTAACATCACGTATAATTCATACAAATGCATGGTCGTATATGGTATTTGGTACAATATATGCGAATTTATTGTCGTTGATTCATTCAGAAGTAGATCACCCATGGGATCCATTTTCGTCTGTACTGGGTATTGGTACAGCTAGAGATCATCGTTGTCACCACAAAAAATTGAAAAAAAACTACGGGCATATTTTTATGTTTTGGGATCAACTATTTGGTACATACGCATAATTATAATATTTTTATCGAGACTGTGTTACTTTAGGGGGAATTTGATACATAGGACTCTTTAAAAATGTAGCCATATAGTATAGAATGAGTAAAACCAGTACAAAAACAGATGATAGTAGTATAGGAGTATATAATTCAGGACCTTCTACAGTCCAGTCAAGTAATAGTAGTATGAGTATAAGTAGTAGTAATAAGAGCATGGATAGTATGAGTATAAGTAGTAGTAATAAGAGCATGGGTAATAGTAGTATAAGTAGTAGAAAAAATAGTCCAAATAAGTCTCCAATGAGACAAAATTTAATGGAATCGTCGTCTAAAATATCAACACCTACATCGAACTCTAAAACAAAAAGGTCTGTTTCTAAAAGTAAATCGAATAAAAGTGCAAAAGTAGAAAACTCTCCATCTACAAGAAAGAAACAGAGCGCACTGAAAAAAATTAAAAAAGCGTACCGTAAAAGTGATAAAAGTCTATTGAAGAAACGTCTTCGTACTTATTATTTAAAAGGAATGTGTTCCGATTCTGGAGTATGTATAGCGTTTGATAAAGAAATGGATAAAATAGTAAAGTATTTCGACCATTTTACTAATTTTAGTTTGATCAAAACAGATGAAATTGTAAGAGTTGGTGATGAGTCTGCAAATGGTAGTGTATGGTTACTTCCGTATGAAAAAAACGAATATAAAAGCGAGGCTATTATGAAGATTCCTGGAAAATCCACAACAATGCATGAAAATGACAATGTAGTATTTGAGTATATTAATGGTGAATTTATGAATCAACTATACAATACTTTCCCTTGCTTAGTATTGTCATATGGTTTATTCTTAAATACTTCCAAAAAATCTAAACTAGTATTTCCAGCTTCATTAAATCAGTATAATGTAATTAATTTTAATACTATACCCAAAGGAGACCTTATAAGTGCTAGTTGCGAAAATCCTACAAACTTTTCTGTATTATTGCAATATTTCAAAGATTCAGTAACAATGGACTATTATTTAAAAAAGCAAAGTGGTGGGTATGATTTCGAAGAATTAATCAAGTGCTTGTTTCAAATATATTATTTTCTCCATCATAATCGAGAGACATTTACACATAACGATTTACATACAAATAATGTATTAATGTACGAACCAGTAAAAGGGAAAAAAATTCACTATACCTATACTTTAGAGTGCGGTGAAACCATTGAATTTACAAGTAGTTTTATGCCCAAAATTATAGACTATGGTAGATCTTATACATCGTACAGTGAGAAAACATATACATTATTATGTAAGAATTGTAATAATTGTGGAACGTATAAAGGTTATTCTTTCTTTGAAAATAACCACCCAACCAATTTACCTCAACATATGTCATCTTTATATCCCAATGTCAGCCAAGATCTTCGTTTATATTTTAGCGTACAACAAGAAATACAAAATAAGCATACACTAAAGCCATGTGTCTTTAAAAAACAATTTGGAACACCACCAATTACGGAAAATGAGCGTTATGAAAAATACATCGGCAATGTAACGGATTGTTATCATGAACTGATAGATGAATTGAAAAAAATAAATAATCGTTCATCTACTGATTCTACTGATTGTATAGCCGCAATTGAAGTAAAATACGACGATGTCATGAAAATCAAGTACAACCAGAAAAACGCTAAAAATCCCAGTCCTAAAAAATAGCTAATCCAGCCATTCCATACATTTTTAAAAACACATTGTTAAAAAAATGATATAAATAAATTTCATTTTTTATTGTTATAATAAAAAATGCAATCAAAGTGCCTAGGAAAAGATCGCCATATGAATGGCTGTAGAAACTATGCTCTGAATGAAAATACGAAATTTTGTAAAAATCACCAATATATGAATATGTATAACGATAATCAATTGAAATCATTGACTATTTGTACAGGGTGTAAAAAGTCCTATTATTTAGAAAATCAAAAAATTTGCGATGGATGTAAAAATCGTTGTAAAGATATTCGAAAGCAGAAAACCCAGGAAATACAACCTGTGCAAATTTGTCGCCATGAACCCTGTAAAAACAAAAAATACAAAGACACACTCTACTGTAAATCACACGAAATACATATTTGGATTGACCGAGTAAAAGAGTCTGGAAAGATTCCCTGTACGCAATATAAACGTGGTTGTCGGAATATACTAGAAACGAATACAGAGTTCAAGCGATGTGAAGCGTGTCGTAAAGCGGAAAGAGATAAAGACAAAGCAAAGCGTGATCAAGCAAAAATGGAAAATGTGGAAAATGTGGAAAATGTTTATCACGATACCAAAATCTGTACTACTTGCGGTAAAACATACAGCAGATATGCATTCATTGGGGAACGTTCAGTAGAAACATTGACATGTGTAAATTGTCGAAATAACTGTAAAATACAAGATAGAAAAAGGGATCAAGAACATCGTAGAATACAAGGGCGTATTTATGATTCCAAGGAATCGCGGAAAAGGCGGAAAAAAGAATGGAAAAAGGACAACTGGGACAAAGTAGTCCGAGCGTGGAAACACTACCGCGAAAGACAACGAGCCAAAGACGAAAAAGCTTATTTAAGGAAAAACGCAGAAATTGCTAAACAATGGAGACAAAATAATCCGCACGCAGTAGAAGCAATCAATACTAGGAAAAAAGAGAATATCAATTGTCAATATGCTGTTTATGTACAGTCATCTAAATACAGAAATATACGTTTTGATCTTACTGTAGATGATTACAAATCAATCGCACAAAATCCTTGTTATTATTGTGGAAGTGTAAATGAAAAAAGAGGATTTAATGGAGTAGATAGAGTGGATAATTCAGTAGGATACAATATGGATAATTGTGTTGCATGTTGTTCTATGTGTAATTATATGAAAGGGACAATATCGAGAGACAATTTTCTACGCCGCATCGAGCATATTTTAACTTATTCAGGGTTTATACAAGGGGGATTATTTAAAGACTCTTTTCAAGACTACAAATCAACTTCATACGATAAGTATCAATCCCGTGCAAAAAAGAGGAACCTTTGTTTTGAATTATCGAAAGAAGAATTCAATTGTATAAAAAGTGAGATCTGTTATTTATGTGGTAAAATCAATACCATGAATCATAAAAATGGGATTGATCGAGTAAATTGTTCTCTCGGATATACCATAGAGAATTGCAAGCCATGTTGTGGTGGATGTAACTATATGAAGTTGAATTTTGAGTTAGACTCATGGTATAATAAATTGCAAAAAATATTCAATCATCAAAATAATCAAATATCAATTCTGTAGGTAATATTTCGATCATTTAAATGATGTAAAAGCCTATTTTCTTTAATTTTACCGTGGTAATCAGTAAAAAATATATCCAAACCCAATGAGGCCTTTTGCTTTTCATCTAAAAAGGGCATCAAATGTCCAGCACCAATACAAACATGTATATCTTTCGTTTGTTTTTTGTACTGATCTACTATATTTTTTGCCATATGTTCTTCTCTCTCTATTAATGTTTTTTGTATCACAATATCATCTACAGTAGAATTAGGGTATATTGTTTGAATCGTACGGAGACACACATTGCGGATCACTTCATATGGAATATGCGAAGGCAATCCACCGTGTAATTTTGCGCGCTTACGAATATGGGTTTTCATATTATCACTACTGTTTTCATAATCTTCAATAGTAAATTGAATATCCTGTAAAAAATGGTCATAGGACTGGAACCAACTTTCTTTGGAAAAAGATTCCATATAGGATTTCAATTCGGGGAAAAACAGTACAGACAACAGGAAGAAAACCAGTACTGCAATGGAATGATTGCCTCCTTCCTTCAATGTGATAAATGGTACTTGAGACATGGTATAAGTAGAACATAAAATGGTTTCTGGATAAAGTCCGTCTAAAGTTTCCAACCCTTGGATTGGTTTCATGACTGTAGAATCATATTCTCTACATTCCATTAATAATATTATTTTACATTGTCGAGCATTTGATAACCAAATCTCTTTTTGAGCCTCGTATTTTGGTATATGAACTTCTGGGTGAAATATTATCATATCTACAATAAATAGTTATTATTACAATACAATAAAAATTATTTATATTTGTTTACAAAGGGTTTGTTTTGTTATCTTGAATAATTATCCAAATGCTTATGCCCAGGTTAGGTCATCCATACCAGACACAATACTACAAATGTTGCTATACGCAATACCCGCCATACCTGACATGACTCTTAGCACATTGTAAGATAGAGCATAGACTCTGACCTTAGCAGTGGAGATACCTGCAACAGTTCCGGAAGAAAGGACAAGTTGTAAGACAGCGTTGTCAATTCTGGAGAAGTTGCATGTTCCAGATGGTTGGTGTTCCTCTGGTCTAAGAGCAAATGAATACACATTGACACCGGCATCAGGTGCTCTGGTGTGGTGTTGGTATGGTTGGACGACGTCAAAGTATGATCCTTCACGCTCGGAGAATCTGTCTTGTCCGTTCAATTGAAGCTTGGCAGTGACAACTGGGTTTTCTCCCCAACAGTGCATATCAAGAGCAGTCTCGGCAAGGACAAATGTTCCTGCATCAGAAACACCAGATACGGCATCACCAGAGAATCCTGGGAATGAAGCACTTGTTGCGTCTTCAGTTACATTCAATGCTTGTGCAGACTCAAAAATACCATTCGAGTCAATGAATGCACCAGATCCACTTACACCGTTACTTGAACCGAAAGCATGGATAGCATTGGGAAGAGCATCAACGGCATCAGTGTAGTTGAATGGCTGAGCACCTAGAGTCTTGTAAAGGACTGAACCTCCTTCAAGAGATGAGCAGTAATCAACGTTTCCGTCAGGTTGGACAACCCAGACCAACTCCTTACATGGGTGGTTGAAGTTCAACTTGATCTTGTTGGAAGATGAACCGACAGATTCATCACCAGTGAATTGAAGTTGCTCAATCAAGTACTCATGAGGGTTTTGTGCCATCTTTCTACGTTCATCAGTATCCAAGAAGATATAGTCGATGTAAAGAGATGCGGCAACAAGGGATTGTTGGTAAGCGTTGGTCATAGACACTGAACCTTCTGATGCAGCTGCATCAAGCTTACGGACAGCCCATAAGCATTCTCCAATAGGTCTGATATCCAAGTTGATCTTGACTTCGTGGTATTGAAGAGCAATAAGAGGAAGAGCAAGTCCTGGGTTCTTGGTGAACCAGAATTGAAGGGGAACGTAAAGGGTGGTCTCTGGAAGAGCGTTTCTGGGAGCACAGACTTGTGCAGGTCCAGCGGATCCTGCGCATGGTCCGGCAACATCGGCGAAGGATGGGTCGGTGATGTATGTCAATTGTGTGGTGTGTCCAATCATCTTCCAGTATCCTTTTTGTTGTTCAGAGCTCATGGTCAATTGGTTCCAGATGTGCATCCAGTCACCATATTGTCTGTCAATTCTTTGACCTCCAATTTCAACCTCAACTTGAGAGATCATTTGCTCACCAACATAGTCCAACCAGCGTGCGTAGCATGTAGCATCGAATTGGCCAATTTCGGGAAGTGTGACCTGTAAGTAGGTTCTGTATGCAAGGTCACCGTTTCTTGAAAGAACGGCACTTACACGTCTTCCAAAGTCAGCTTGTCCTTGGAAAGTTTGTTCAATGGATTCCATTGCGAAGTTGGTGTGGCGTCTGTAAGACACCTTCCAGTAAGTAATTTCGGGGGTTCCTGTTAGGAAAAGATCTTGGGCGCCATAGGCGACGATTTGCATAAGAGCTCCTGCCATGTTCTCTAAATATAAAATGCCTAAAGATATTATTTTTTAGGTTTAACCAATACGTACTACATATCCTCTACTAAAAAAATCAAAAAAAATACACATTTAGTATAAATTTCTACTACATAGAACATAGTAGGAATAAATATTGATTATACTACTGTTTTTTGTATATTTTGTACCTTTTTGTACTTTTTTTGTAAATAAAATCCCTAAAGTTCTCTCCAAAACGACAAAATAAAAACCTTTCTAAATAAAAAATGTCCAAGAATTATTGATATAAAAAATGAGTTTAAAGAACTGATTCGAAATTCCATTAACAAATAAAAAAATTATTATGGATAAGAAAAAGTCATCAAATGCGACTACATCAATAGATGAAAAACACAATGAAATGATGAGTATGTACTATGTGATTGAAAATGAGACTATACCTAATGTACAAAATGAAATAAAGAAAATGATTTCATACGCTCGTAATGTCAAAAATAAGAAAAGTGAAACGTATTTTGAAAAAGTGGATAAAATCAAAGAAAAGAAGAAGGAGTTAAAGCAGCTTCAGCAAAGTAAAAATGATTATTTACTGCATAATGCGAAGTATATATTTCATTACTACGAAGAAAAGCAGAAGATCAATCTAGGCGAAAATGTAAAGGATAAAAAAACCATTCATACGTTTTTCAAATTAAAAGGGAATACAAATGAAAGTAGTAATTTGAATAGCGAACGATATTCCCAATCCAAACGTTTGTTTCAACAGTATTGGAAAAATGTAGGACAAGAGACGATTCATTTACAGGAATATGTATTGGATTCGGAAACGTGCTTGATGTGTCACCAAGGTGAATTGATTCCATTAGAAGAAGAAGGTGTATTAATTTGTAATAATAAACAATGTGGTAAATTCATTGTTCATATTATTGACCATCAAAAACCGCTAAATAAAGAGATGCCGAATGAAGTATCTTATACTGCTTATATTCGGTTAAATCATTTCAAGGAGATATTGTCTCAATTTCAAGCAAAAGAGACGACTCGTATTCCAGAAGAAGTATTAGATGCAGTAAGAAAACGTATTAAAAAGGAAAGAAAGAAGATCAGTGAATTGAATTATACTGAAATGCGTAATATCTTGAGTATTTTGGGGTACAATAAATATTTCGAACATATTCAGTACATTAATTCTATTTTAGGAATAAAACCACCAGTTATGGACGAAGAATTAATTGAGACATTATGTGTATTGTTTATTGAAATACAACAACCATGGGCTATTTTTTGTCCATTGACTCGTACTAATTTTTTCAACTATACGTATATTCTGTGTCAGTTATGTGTTTTACTAGATCAACGACAATACTTGCCTTTTATACCAATGATGAAAGATCGAATAAAACAATTGGAACAAGATATGATATGGAGACAAGTATGTGAATATTTGGATTGGGAATATTATCCTACCGTATAAGAGGGG